CCGACGCGGTAGTCCTCGCGGCGCTCGACCAGCCGTTGCCAGTCGGGCGCTTCGCCTTCCTCGACCCAGGTCTCGCCCAGCTCGGTGTTCTTGAAAGTCTTGATCGCGGCGGCCGATCCCGACTCCTTGTTGACGGCGGCTTCCCACGCCGCAGCGATGTCACGCCAGGATCGCCAGCCAACGGGGCTGTAGAGCGACGACAGGTGAAAGCCAGCCGTCTTGCCCTGTGCCATCGAACGCCATTCGCCACGCTCCAGCATCCACGTCTTGTGATGCTCGGAAATCGCGGTGTCGCAGGACTCGCAGATGTATGCGGCGGTTTCCGGTTGCCCCCTGTCCCAGCGCAGTTGCTCGAAGCGCAACCATTGCGGGTGGTTGCAGTGTGGGCACGGCACGAAGTAGCGGCGCTGGTCGCTGGCCTCGTATTCGCGTTCGATGGCCGAGGCCCCCGAGATCGTCGGCGTCGACACGATAAAGATCTTGCGCCGGGCAAAGGTGCGCGTGCGCGCCTCGGCCAGCGAAATTGCGTCGCCTTCACCTTCCACATCCAATGGGTAGCCATCGACCTCGTCCAGGAACAGATAGCGCACTGGCATAGAGCGCAAGCCCACCGCGCTGTTGGCGCCGGTCATCACCAACACGCCGCCGTGGAATTCTTTCGCCAGGATGGTGTTGCCCGAGTCGCGGCTGCGAGCCGGAGCGATGCGCTCCTGGATGGCAGGACTTTCTTCGATCAGCGCGTCGATACGCTGCTTGGAGGCCCGCTTGGCCATCTCGACGGTGGGCCACACCGCCATCATCGGGCCCGGGGCGTGGTGGATCACATAGCCAACCCAGTTCAGGCCTAACTCCGTACCGCCCACCTGTGCCCCCTTCATGAACACCACCCGCTCGATCGGCGACATGGGTGACAAGCAGTCCATGATCTCGCGCAGGTAAGGCGTGCGGCTGGTGCGCCAGCGGCCAGGTTCGGAGGCGGCCTTGCTGGAGAGCACCCGGTGCTTATCAGCCCACTCGGACACCGTGAGCAGTGGATCTGGGGTGAGGCCTTCGCGCCAGGCGCGCTCGATGGCGTCCCAGCCTTCGTAATAGAGATCGTCCATGATCAATCAACCTTGGCCTGCAAGTCGCCCAGGTCCTGCAGTTGCTGACGCACAGCAGCGTCCAGCGCCACATGCAAGACGTGCGCATCGACGCCCAGCCCTGCGGCCATCTGCGACGAGATGCGTGCGGGCCAGTTGAGCCAGGCATCCCGCTCAGCCCTAGCCAGCTTGAACACATGGGCCACGGCCTGTGAGCGATCGACCAGTTCGCCCTTCAATCGGGCCAGACGCACCTTGTTGGTCTGCGCCTTGACCACCTCGTTGACGGTGCGGGCCTGCAGCAGCGACGTGCCGCCACTCGACAGGGCTGGTGTTGGGACTTCTGGCGCTTCCCGTTGCAGGCGCGTAGGCGTTGCTGCGGAAGTCTGGGGAATCTCGCGGGCAGGCGCGGAAACCTGCGGAGCCGGTTTGTCACTGGGCAAGTCCGCTACCGACCGCCGGGTCGGCGTGGTGTTGGCCGCCCACTGGGCATCGGCCACCACCGGGTCGATGGTGCCATCCGGCAGTTGGCTGATGCGCCCGGTGTCGATGGCCTTCTTGACGCCCACGTGCGACACGCCGCGATGGCGCGCGTAGGCGCGAATGGACAGTCCCATGGTGTTGATCTACTCAGTGCAAGTGGGTGGCCTCCTGGAGGTAGGGGTCAGGCAAAGGCGAGTGAATCACCCGGGATTAAAAAGCGCTTGGCTTCTGTGGCGCACAGCGCGTGAATGCAGATGTCGATTGACAAGCAACCCACCAAGGAGCCCCACATGGCCAAACCCAAGCAACCTACCGCACTCTCCCCCGACGAAGTCGAGCTCTTGCTCGAATCGATTGCCCTGGACCACCTGTTCATCGAAACGTTGGTGACCCAGCACAGTGACCGCCTGGACTTTCACGACGTCAGCGTATGGGGTGTCAAGAGCGCCTTGCAGGCCGCGTTTGATGCTGGGCTGCGTGCCGCCGGCGGCGCACCGAAGCAGGCCGTGCACCGCGTGCGCAAAGTCACCGCAGCACATCAAACCAGTGGCAACGGCAGCGCCGCCACCCTGCAAGCGTGAGGGAACCATGACCACCGCACTCAACCCCAACCAGCAGGCCATCCTGGAGCACGCCGTACAACACAGCGGCGGCAAGATCGCCTGGTTCCCCGAGCACATCAAGGGCGGCGCCCGTGCCAAGGTGCTCGAAGGCTTGTTCAAACGCGCCCTGATCACGCCCGATGGCGATGACTGGGTGGTGGCCGCTGAGGGCTACGACGCCCTGGGCCTGCCCCGACCAGGCGCCTTGCCGCCGACCATCACACTGGACGATCCGGAGCTGGAGGCCGATGTCGCCACTGCCGAGGCCAGTTGGCAACAGTCCGCCAAGGACAAGCCGGTTCGCACCCGAGCCGACAGCAAGCAGGCCCTGGTCATCGGCCTGCTGCAACGCCCCGAGGGCGCCACCATTGCGCAGATCATGGAGGCCACGGGGTGGCAGCAGCACACCGTGCGCGGCACCCTGGCCGGCACGCTCAAGAAACGCCTGGGGCTGACCATCACATCAGCCAAGGAGGTCGGTGGTCAGCGCGTCTACCGCATCGAGTCCACATCCGCAGGCACCGCTACTGCTATCAATTCGGAGGCCGCATGAATGCCCGCCCCAACTTGGCGCGGATTGATGAACTGGGGCAGCGCCTGGCCGACCAGGCGTTTCGCACCCTGATCAGTCTGTGCCCCGAAATCCGCAGCGCCAGCCCGGCGCGCCAGGAGGCGGTGTGTGCCGCGATGCGCGCCAAGGTGGCACCAAGCATCGACCACCTGCTCGAAGACGTGCGACTCGCGCCCTGTTTGGCCGAGGCGGCGTTTCACAACGCCGTGCTGACCCTGGCGCTGGCGGGCATCGAAGCCTTGCAGGCCAAGGCCGCCAGCCCTAAGTTCCAAGCAACCAACCAAGTCTCCAATCAAACCAGAAAGGCCCGTCATGCCCAGCATGTCCAGCATGTCCATCACCATTGAACGCACCCCCTTGATCCTCCAGTGGGAAGGCCAGGAGATTCAGGTCGAGCAACTTGGCATCCGGCTGCCCTTTGCGCGCAAGCCCGAGAATCTCAAGGACATGAGCGCCAGCGGCGACTACATCGTCTACGTCACCGAGACCCGGACCATGACGCCCGAGGAGTTCGATGGCTTTGCTGCCAACCTGCTCGTTTCGCGCGACTGGCTGGCGGGCAAAGGCGGGTACGTGGGCAATGGACGCCTGTGCGTAGAAGTCCATGCCCCCGGTCGCCCGTATCTCTACGTCGATCCGTCTGGCGGCGACTACGCCCGCTACGCAGCCCGTCTGGGCTAGTGGCTGTGCCGCCACGCTGTTCATCTTCTTCTATCAAAGCCTTGGCTTTGCATCGGAACAGCGCGTCAATGGGGTCATCGCCAAACGATTGAACGGAAGCCCCACCATGACCCTCGACCTCGACACCCTGATGCGCCAGATGACCGAGCAAAAGGCCAAAGACGCCTTGCTCACCGCCCGGTCCACCCTGGAGCGCAGCCTGCGCGAGTTGGACCATTACATCGAGCGACTCGACACGGCCGAGACGCTGCACGACAAATCGCAGGTGATGAACTGGGCGCTCAACGCCCTGGCTTGCAACATCACGCCCAACCTGCGCCTGGACCTGATCGCCAACGCACAGGCGGAACTCGCCAGCGTCGCGAAATGATCACGGCCCGTAAAAATGATCGAGAAAGCCTTGGCTTCTGTACCCTGGAGCGCGTCAATGGAGTCATCGCCAACACAGAAACAGACACAGACATGGAGCCGATGATGACGACCACCCAGATCCCTGCCACTCAAAACGAAGCCTGGGGCTTTTGGGGCACGATGAATGATCAAGCCGAAGCCGCCTGGCCAATCGCGATGACGGCGATTTCGGACGCCACCAAGCAACCTCTCGACTCGGGCCGCGCATTCCTGGACAGCCGCCATGGCCGCCACTTTGCCGACGATGTGCTCAACGGCCTGCATGCCGGATTGAACCTGCGCGATGCGATCCACGCCGCCACCCAACGCTGGATGGGCTGGACCATCGGTCGCCTGACCAGCAAGCAGCACGGGATTCCCAAGGGGCTGCCCTACCTGACGGGCTTTGTGATTCACTGCGAGATCGTCGAAGAGGCCATGGCCGACTGACGCACCCGCAGGGCTTCAAAGCCCCGGCGCAGCGCGTAGCTGCGCACGATCGAGACGGCCGTGAAGATCAAGCCGATCAGCAGGTTTTCGGTGACGGTCACGACCAGGCCGAACAGCGGAAACATCAGCATCTGCGTGGCAACCGCCACGCCGTAGCCCACCAGGACATTGGCCAGCGACTCCACGAGGGACATCAGGCGCGACTGCTTCATGCGTCGGCCTCCGCTGCATAAGTCGTGACAGCCACACCTGCCAAAGCCGCCAAGTCGTTGAACTTGACCGCGTCAAGTTCCCGGTAGGCTTCTTGCCCGCTCCAGTCCTGCCAACGGCGCACGATCACGTCCACGTACTTGGGGTCGAGCTCGATCAGCCAGCCGATGCGGCCGGTTTTTTCTGCGGCGATGAGGGTGGTGCCAGAACCGCCAAACGGGTCCAGCACGATGTCACCCGGTCGGCTGGAATTGCGGATCGCGCGCTCGACCAGCTCCACCGGTTTCATGGTCGGATGCAGGTCGTTCTTCTGCGGCTTCTTGATGTTCCACACGTCGCCCTGGTCACGGTCGCCGCACCAGTGGCGGTTTTGCCCTTCGGGCCAGCCATACAGGATAGGCTCGTACTGGCGCTGGTAATCGGCACGGCCAAGGGTGAAAGTGTTCTTGGCCCAGATGATGAAGGTGGACCACTTGCCACCGGCAGCCCGGAAGGCCTGCTGCAGGTTGTCCAGCTCACTGGACGACATGGCGATGTAGGTCGCCCCAGCGCAGCGTTCCAGCATCGGGGTCAACGCCGCCAGCAAGAAATCGTAGAAACCATCGCCCAGGTTGTCGTTCAGGATCGGACGGTCCTTGCCACGCATCTTGTCCTTCGCGCTATTGGCATAGTCCACGTTGTACGGTGGATCGGTGAACACCATGTTGGCTTGGGCGTCGGCCATCAGCAGCTCGTAGCTCTTGGGATCGGTGGCGTCACCGCACACCAGGCGGTGATTGCCCAGCTCCCAAACATCACCTGGGCGGGAGATCGTGGTGGCCGACACTTCGGGCACCGCATCGTCATCCGTCTGGCCATCGACCGTGGTCTCCTCGCCTGCCATGATCTCGGCCAGCGCGTCGGCATCGAAGCCGGTGATATCCAGGTTGAAGCCGTCTTCCTGCAGCGACTGCAATTCGATGCGCAGCATGGCGTCGTCCCAGCCTGCGTTTTCTGCGATGCGGTTGTCCGCAATGATGAGAGCGCGGCGCTGGGTGGGGGTTAGGTGATCGAGGACCACTACGGGCACGGTGTCCAGACCGAGCTTCTGCGCGGCGGCGAGGCGTCCATGGCCTGCCACGATCACGCCATCGGATCCCGCCAGGATCGGATTGGTGAACCCGAACTCGACGATGGATGCCGCAATCTGTGCCACCTGCTCCTCGGAGTGG